GCGGCCACCGCGCGGCCATGGCTTCGATTGCGGCGCACGTCTCCGTGAAGCTCATCCGGCGGGTGTCGCGGTCCACAAGCCAGTGGTCGGGGCCCGCGTGCGCCCACACCTGAATCGCCACGAAGTCCGATCCGTCACCGCCCTTGAAAGCGGCATCAACGGAGAGCGTCCAACTGGCTTCGCGCGGGAGCTCCGTCCAGAAGCGGCGAAGCCACTCCGCGCGGAAAATCCCGCCGCCCGCGGGCGCGGGGCGTTGTTGGAGCTGTGCTGCGGTGCCGAAGGGCCCGAGCGATGACTCGAGCCGCGACACGATTTCCTCCGAATAGCGCTTGGGAACGAGGAGCTCTCCCTCGTGCGTGCGCGGGTCACGCGCGTAGCGTCGCGGGTGGTGGCGCTCGTGCCTCATCGGCAGGCAGAGCACGGTCGCGCCCGCGCGCTCCATCTCCGCCGCGAGGTCTCGCTCGTGGAGCCGCTGCATCACGAGAACGCGTGCCGCGCGACTCTGGTCTCGGAAGCGCGTTGCCATCGTCTCGTGGTGCCACCGCAGCACGGCCTCCAGCTCGAGACCGGAGGCCATCGCCGCGCCCTGCGGGTCAATCGGATCGTCGACCACGTGCGAGTCCGCGTGCATCCCGAGCACGGCCCCGCGGACCGTGACGGAATAGCGCCACCCGCCAGAATTGAGCGCGTAGAAATCCACCGCTTTCGATGCACTGGCACCGCGAGGAATCGCGACCTCCGGCCACCGCGCGGCCCACCACGGCGAATCGATCAACGCACGCGTCCGCCGCGCGTTGTGCAGGATCACGCGTTCGTTGAATGAGGCCGTGATCAAGCGGTGCGTCGGGTCCAGCGTCCAAAGCCACGCGGGCCAGAGCACGGACGCGAGGAGCGTCTTCGACGTGCCGGGCGGGACGTTGATCACGAGGTCGCGAATCTCACGCCGCGCGACGGCCTCGAGGTGCTCTGCCACCGCGTCTAGGTGCCATCCCCACGAGAGGGGCGCGGACTCCACGAGCGGCCACGCGCGCCGAACGAACTCTGCGAAGCCACCGCGGCGCACGCGCTCCACGTCGACCGCGGCGCGGACTCGCTCTGGCGCGATCGGGGCGCTCATGCGAGGGCCTCCAGGTCTGCCAGCGCGCGGGCGAGGGCCTCCGCGGCCGCGCGGACTCGCCGCACCCGCGCCGAGTCTCCCTCCGCCGCACGCTCGAGGGCGCGGGCGACCCGCGTCGTCGCGCGGCGCGCGTCCGCGGCCAGGTCCGCCACCGTCCGCGCCGTCCTCGCGCGGGTGATCCCGGCCGCGGTGATGCGGACGGTGCCGGTGCCGAAGCCCGTGCGCTCCAAATAGCCCGCGGTCACGAGGGCCGACACGCGGGCGGAGATGACGTGTCGCTCTGGCGCGCGATTGTGCCGCGCGAGGAGCTCCGCGACCTCCTCGAGCGCGTGGGGCCCGGTGCTCCCCTCTCGCCGCGCGAGAAACCACACGCCGAGGAGCACGGCCTCTCGCTCCGACGCCACGCCGAGGAGCTCTGCCTCCTCCTCGCGCGAGGCGCGTCCCGGGATCGATCCGCGCCGACGCGGCCGGAGCTCCGATCGCACCGGCGGGATGGACCGCAGCGGAGCGGCCGCGGGCCGCACGGGCTCCTCCGCCGGAGGAGGAGGAGGAGGAGGAGGAGGGATGCGCACCGGCGGCGGGCGCGGAGGCGGAGGAGGCGGAGGAGGGCCCGGCGGCGCGATCCGGCGCGCCAGTCCGAGGAGTCCCGCTCCGGGGCGAGGGATCGTGACGGTCACTGGCCACCTCCGACCCGCGAGAGGAGGCCCTCGAGGGAGTCCAGCTCCGCCGTGGAGAGGCCGGAGAGGTCGAGCGGGGAGGGCGCAGTCTGCACAACCTCCGCGCGCGGGACGCCCACCCGGTCCAGGAGGGTGCGGGCGGCGGCGGAGGACACGGCCGGGTCCGAATCCTCGAGCTGCGCCACGAGCACGGCCGCGGCCCGCTCCGCTGCGGCGCGGAGAGTCTCGCGGGCGGCGGCGACGGCGTCGCGATGCTCCGCCGCGCGCGCGGCCCGCTCCGCTGCCACGGCCTCCACGGCCGTGTGATTGATCCATCGGGAGACTGTCTCCCGGGCGACTCCGAGACGGCGTGCGATATGGGTAACGCTCATGCCTTCCGAGTGGAGACGCGCGGCCTCCAGCCGACCGCCCTCTCCGGCGCGCGGCTCGTGATTTGTCGTGACATTCCGTGATGTCACACTCCCGGTCGCGGGCGTTGGCTTTCGGCCGTTTCCCGCGTGTTTCCGAGGGGTTGCGGTGTGATCACGCGCGGTCACGGTCCACCTCCTCCGCGGGGGACTCTGGCGGGGCGACCTCCGGCGCGGCGGCGCGGGCCCGGGCCTCCCACTCCAGGGCGGCCTCCGCCCACGCCCACCCCTCCGAGGAGCGGAGGCGGGCGGCGCGCCATTCTGCGGCGAGGTCTGCCTCGAGGCGGACGCGGGTCGCGAGGCCGTGATGGTCGGACTGTAGGCGGGCCAGGGAGTCGCGGAGGCCGTCGACCTCCGCGCGGAGCGCCGCAAGCTGGACTTCGAGGGTGGAGAGGCGATGGGTCACTGGAGGTCTCCGGGAGGGAGGGAGTCAGCCGTCACGTCGCACCGTCCTCGAGGGGCCCGACGGGGCGGGCGAGGGAGCGGGAGGAGGAGGCGCGAGGAGCGCCGCGAGGAGCCGCTCCCGAGCATCGGGCGTGAGGGCGCGCGCGAAGGCCGCGACGTGGTCGGCGGGAGGAGCTGGAGCGGGCCCGGGCCGCGCGGGCGGGAGGAGCTCTCCCGAGTCGAGTTTTTTTCGACACGTCCAACACGCGCCGCGGCGCGCGGCGGGCAATGCGCCGCAGAATGCACAGAGTTGCGGGCTCACGGTTTGTGTCCTCCGATCCGGATGGTGACCCCGAAGGGGCCGCGGGATTGCCGCACGGTCCACCGCACAAGGTCAACGGCACCATCGTCGACCTCAAGCCATGCCGCGACGGCGTCGCGCACGCCCTTGGCGCTGGCCGTGGCGTTGTCATCGTCGAGTGTGCGCGGGCCGACGCGGACGATTTCGACGTGCCAGGGGGGGCGCGGGGGGATCGGGCATCCCTCGAGCGCCGCGAGAGCACGGGCGACGGCCTCGCGCTCTTTGGAGCGCATCACAGCCGCGGCGAGGCGGTGATATCTGGCGTTCGGCGAGAGGAGGAGGGCGAGGCCCGGCAGGTCGACCACGATCGCTCCGCCGTCCCATCGGGCGGTCCCGGTGACGGTCGGGCTCCTCGAGGAGCGGGTGCGCGGGCCCGCCGGAGCGCGGAGGGCCGCGGCGGCGCGAGGGTCTGTCTGCCTCGCGGCGAGGGCTTCGCGCTGGCGCGCGGTGAGGCCGCGGAGGGCGTCTGTCACGCGGACCATGCGTCCTCCGCCACGTCGAATCCGCCCATCCCTCCGGCGTCCGAAAAGCGCGCGGCATCCGGGATCCACCCGAGCGGGAGCTCCTGCGGCGCGAGACCGTTGCGCTGCTTTTCGACGAGAAGCACCGGGCGCGCGCGGTCTCCCTCCTCCCGGTGGAGGAGGAGGATCACGTCCGCGTCCTGTTCGATCGCGCCGGATTCGCGGAGGTCGGCCATCGTCGGCCTGCGCTCCTTTTCGGCCGCCTTGCGATTCAGTTGCGACAGCGCGAGCACGGGCGCGCGAAGCTCTCCCGCGAGGGCCTGCAGCGCGCGGGAGACCTCCGCGACCTCGCGCTCCCTCGAGTCCGATCGCACTTCCGGCCGGAGGAGCTGGAGGTAGTCCACCACCACGAGGGAGACCTTGCCATGCTGCGCCGCAGCGCGGAGAGCGAGGCCACGCACGCTGGAGGGACGGAGGTCGCGGCGGTCGACCACGAGGAGCGGGAGCCGCGCGACGGCCGCGAGGGCGCGCCCATAGCGGGTCACCTCCGCGTCGCGGAGGGCCCGATCGCGCACGCGCTGGAGGGAGAGCGGAGGCGCGGACCCGTCGCTCCCGAGGAGGACGCCCGCGCGGGCCGCGAGGTCTCTGCGCGGCATCTCGAGGGAGAGATACAGCACGCATCCGCCGGTGTCGGCGCACCGGCGCGCGGCCTCGAGGGCGAGGAGGAGGGCGAGGGCGCTCTTTCCGACGCTCGGACGGGCTCCGAGCACCACGAGTTGACCCGGCCACAGACCTCCCGCGAGGGCCCGGTCCAGGTCTCGGAGGCCCGTCCCGACCACGTCCGAGGGCGCGTCTCCGAAAAGCCGCGCCTCCTCCTCCTCCACGGCGGTACCGAGCGACTCCAGCTCCGTGGTGGAGTCCTCCGCGGCCGCGTCGACCACGGCCCGCGCAAGGCCCGCGAGATCATCCTCTCCCGGCGTCCGCGCCCGCGCGGCGCACCGGGTCGCGGCCGCGATCACGGCCCGCGCCCGCGCGTCCCGGCGCACGATCGCGCCCCAGGCTTCCGCCGCGGAGAGCGACACCACGTCATCCGTGAGCTCTCCGAGGAACTGCGGACCGCCGATCGTGTTGAGCCGCCCGCGCGATCGGAGCTCCGCCGCGAGGGTGACCACGTCCAGCGGGCCCCGCGCGAGGACGGCCGCGGCCGCGCTGAAAATCTCCGCTCGCACCGGGTCTCCGAAGTGCGTCGGCCGGAGGTCCGCCGCGAGGCGGTGGGCGAGGCCTCCGGCTCCGCCTCCGTCCAGGAGGAGGGCCGCGAGGACTCCCCTCTCCGCCGCGGCGTCGC